GAGCGATCTCGTCGTGGCCGTAGAGACAGGCCGTCTTGAGAGCCTCGTCGTTGTTCGCATGAACAACAACTCTAGCCTCAATGAGAAGGCGTACAACTTCCGTATGACCGAAGCGCACAGCTACTTCTAGCGCTCCTTTGAAGGTGCCTTCAGGTGCGCTCTTTTTTGCGATCCGCGCCAGCTCTGAGATGACAACTTTTACGTTGCCGAATTCTGCGGCTTCTTGTAGGACGGTTTTGTCGGACATGGTGTTCTCCTTTCAAGGGAGTTTGGGGTTTCTTTCTTACAAGTGTATTCTGTCACACTTTTTTAAGAACACAAGAACAATGTTTCTGGAGAAAGGTTCCTGAGTTTGGCAGGTTCTCGCTTTTCTTACTCTCTCATTATATCATGTTATTTATAAAAACAAGAACAATGTTTTTCTCAGAAAGCTGCTCAGCCAGCGAGGCGGTTTAGTTTTACAGGAACTACAGCTTGTTGGGCGCCCAGGCTGGTTGCTGTCTGCTGCTGTTGTTTTCTTTAGATCTGGGCACTCATGGTTAATAGAGTAAAAACACACCAGCAGCCAGCCTGTTGGGCTACTTTCTGGTTTTAAGATACTTTTAGTTGTGATATGAGTTGAAAACGAGTTGCTAAGTTGAGTGTTTGCAGCCAGTTAGGACTACATCACAACTCCCTCTTCGAGTCTGTTTGAGTCCTAAGTGCTTTATCGACAGACACTTACGTCACTTGGATTCAATTAGAGATTGCAATACTGTATGAGTGGTAGTAGATAGATTAGTATAAGATAAGATAAGATGAGTTAGAAGAGGTACACTAATGTATGTACTACCACACATAAGGCATTGCAAACCACGTTCGACGTAAGTCCTTTGTTCACAGGTAGATACGTTTTTCGCTACTGTGAGTTGCAGTGAGTGGCTCGAGTAGCAAGTTATCACAGCTCAATTATTTGCCGTAAGTCCTTTGTTGGTGGGCACTTAGAACTCAAAAAGACTCAAATAGGGAGTTGTCCACATTTCTCTTGCTTACTATCAGGCCACCAACAGGCTATGGGGTAGGAGAGACTATGAAGTTGAAGTCGAAGGAAGGCAACTCACACGACAAGCGGATGACCCGTTTGCTTAACAGTCATAAAGAGAAAGTAGGAGCGACATGCGTATTAGGCTCAAAGAACAGGAAAGATCTAGTCACATACCTATCAGCAGTGGAGACCACAAAGGAACTACTCAGGAACCTCAGAGCAAAAAGGAAGAACTCACCCATCCCAGAGAAGAAGAAACGACTGGTGATCCGCAGGAAGAAAGAGTAGCCAAGCTGAAGGGCAAGTTGTCCGAGTCTGTCCTACTGTCGTTGGCCAAGAGCGGTTGCCACCCCATCGTACAGATGGCGCGGTTTGCACTCGGCGATGTGGTAGGCCTGGGCCTGATGACAGAGGAGGAGCTTAGGGCGCAACCCATATTTGATCCCGATGGCCTACTCCTCCAGAAATCGGGCCGTGACAGAGCTCTGGAGATCCTTCCTGTTAAGGTCAGGTTCGATGCCAATAAGGAATTGGCTACACTCGTCTACGCCAAGCCCACAGGTAAGACTGGCACGGGCGAAGTAGGTGCAGTACCAGTACACTTCTACCTACCAGACAACGGCAGGATGGACGATGTGACCATTGCACTGGACAAGGATACGAAGACCATTACAGTAGAGGGACAAAGATGAAGCGTATAGGACCTCAGGCAGGCCAGCAGGAAAAGTTCCTAGCATCAAGTGCCGACATATGTATCTATGGTGGTGCAGCTGGAGGCGGCAAGTCTGTCGGACTGGTGCTTGAGGCGGCTCGCTATGCATTCGTCCCAGGATTCAGCGCCGTCTTGTTCAGAAAAACTTACGGCGACATCACGAACCCAGGTGGCCTATGGGACGCGAGCGAAGAATACTACTCACTGCTCGGCGGTAATCCGACACACTCGGCCCTGAAGTGGGAGTGGCCAGTGGGTAGCATCGTCATGATGAGTCACTTCGCGCATCCCAAGTATAAGCTCAACTGGCAAGGCAGTCAGATCTGTATGATTGGGTGGGACGAGCTGACCCACTTCTCTCGTGAGATCTTCTTCTACATGTTGTCTCGTAATCGATCGGCCTGTGGCGTTCGACCTTACATACGTGCCACCTGCAATCCAGATGCTGACTCATGGGTCAGACAGTTTATCGGCTGGTGGATCGGTGACGACGGATACCCCATCCCAGCCAGAGATGGCGCGGTTCGGTGGATGGTCCGAGAGGATGAGGACATTGCCTGGTATAAGTCTCGAGAGGCTGTGCCCGAAGACATGCGGGAGTTTGCCAAGTCGGTCTCATTCATCGCCGCTAAGCTGAGCGACAATCCGATATTGATGAAGAAGGACCCAGGTTACTTGGCCAACTTGATGGCTCTCCCCAGACATGAGCGGGAGGCTCTTCTCGGTGGCAACTGGAACATCCGCATAAGTGCTGGTATGTTCTTCAAACGCCATTGGTTCGAGATCGTGGATGAGATAGACCTACCCACCCCAGACACGATGGTAGTGAGATATTGGGACAGAGCCTCCACCGAGGTCAGCGAGCAGAACACAGACCCCGACTGGACCGCAGGAGTCAAGATGTTCATCGCTGATGGAAACGTCTATGTGGTGGACGTTGAAAGGTTCCGTGGCCGACCTGCCGAGGTCCGCCAGCGCATCAGGACCACGGCCAGCAGGGACGGGGCAGACACCGAGGTATGGCTCGAGCAGGACCCTGGGCAGGCTGGGGTGGCCGACGTCGATGCCCTCACCCTTTACTTGCGCGGCTACGTTGTCAAGGCGAACAGGGTTTCAACGGCCAAGGCAGTCAGGGCACGGCCCTTTTCGGCCCACGCTGAGCCACCCGACCTAGCGGAGCGTACGCGGCACACGGAGCAGGTCCTCGGTCTAAGGCTGAATTTGGGGCGATCGCTTGAAAGTGCCCCCCAAGCCCTAACAGGACGCGTTTACCTCCTCAGGGCGGCTTGGAACGACGATTACCTTGCGGAGCTGGAGGCCTTTACAGGGGACCAGCCAGGCCATGACGATCAGGTCGATGCCTCCTCAGGGGCATACGCTCAAATATCGCTTTACTTTTCTACCCCGAGGGTAAGGATGATCTGATCGTGTGGGGACTCACACCGTTCACGGTGCCCGACATAAGCATGTCACGGCTTTCGAGAACACAAGCAGAAAGTTGCAATGGGATTTTTTGACTGGCTCAGCAAGAAGAACAACCTTCCTAGGATCGCGGCATCACTGTCGCAGATCGTGGGACTGCAGGCTGTGAAGTGGCTCGGAAGAAACTCCAAGGTGTACGCCGATGAGGGCTACTCCCGCAATGTCATCGTCTATCGTTGTGTGTCCATCATTGCTGAGGGAGTAGCCAGCCTACCCCTTCAGGTACAGATAGGCGAAGAAGTGCTGGATAAGCACCCACTGCTTGACCTGCTGCACAAGCCCAACCAGCTGCAGAGCAGCTCCCAGTTCATTGAGCAGCTGGTTGCACTGCGACTCATCAGTGGCAAGTCGTTCCTCGAAAAGATCATAGTTGGCGGCTCACCCAGAGAGCTGTGGGTCTGGCCCGATCACCACATGAGCGTGAAAACTCTCGATGGCCATTGGTTGCCCACTGCATTTGTGTATGAGAACGGGAGTGTGCGCCGTACGTGGGAAGTGGACCCGATTACTGGAGAGTCTGACCTCTATAACTGGAACTCGTTTAATCCGTTCGACATGAATGATGGACTATCGGCAATCAGTGCAGCAGCGTATGCCACAGATCAGCACAATGAAGCTGGCAAGTGGAACATGCGCATGTTGCAGAACTCCGCTCAGCCATCTGGCGTCCTGTCAACGGAGCAGACCCTTACGGACGGCCAGTTCAAGAAGCTGAAGGCCGAGCTGGCCGAAACATACGCAGGAGCGGACAACGCTCGCCGCGCCATGCTCCTAGAGGGCGGCTTGAAATGGCAGCAGGTATCTCTTAGCCCGCTAGATATGGACTGGCTGGGCGGCAAGAACTCGACCGCGCAAGACATCGCGGCAGCGTTCGGTGTGCCGCTCCAGGTCATCCCACTGCCAGGCAGTCAGACCTTCGCGAACTACGAGGAGGCGCGTCT